GGAGCGAAAAAAATGACCGAGCTCGGTTTATCTGGAGTTGAATTCGGCAGACAGGGCGACACCCTGGTCTGCCCGGGCTGCGGCGAGGAATATCTGCATCATGGCCGCGTCGTCGTCTATTCCCGCGAGGAAGATAGCAGCCTGGTTGTGCGAACGACGATCGATGGTACTGCACTAGAGCAATTTCAAGTCGAGAACAGTTCCGACAATCCGAGCTCGCGGCGCGATGGTCTAACAATCGCGTTCTGGTGCGAGGGTTGCGACAAGACGCACGAGCTCACCATCGCTCAGCACAAAGGGTCCAGCCTGGTGCGCTGGCGGGAGACAAAATGAACCTTATCGATATCAAAGAACGAATCGCCATCGGTGAACCGTTGACACCGGAGCAACGCAACTTCGTGCTCGAGTTAATAATCCGGGCCACTGTACGCGTCGAAGTCGAGCACCATGCCGACAACTATATGGGCCGCATCGAAACGCTGTGGGCATTCTTCTCGATCGACGCAGGCGGTGAAGGTGTGTGCGCCGGGCCGCTCGGGCCATTCCCGGTCGTGCCCTATATCGCTGCCGACAAGGCACGGCTCGATGATCTGCGGCCGCGCGCAGTCGCCATTGCCAAACGCTTCGGCAAGCCGGTGCGGCTCGCCAAGTTCACCAAGCGCGAGGATGTGGAGATCATTCAACCGTGACAACTGTATTTGACGCCGATGCGAAGCCGACGCGCCGCTGCGGTGAATGCCAACTTTGCTGTAAGCTCTTGCCGATGCGCAAGCGGCCGCAGGACGACGTGCGGCATACGATCAATCTCCTGCTCGATCGCGGTCTGATCGATGTCGGTGAGTATTTCGGCGAGATGACGCCAGACTTCGATAAGCCGGCGGGCGCGCCGTGTCCGCACCAGCGCCACAACAAGGGTTGCGCCGTCTATACCAAGCGTCCCTGGGGGTGCCGGCTGTGGAATTGTCGCTGGCTGGTCAATAACGACACCGCCGAGCTCCGTCGCCCTGACCGTTCGCGCTATGTTGTGGATCTGATGCCGGACTATATCACGGCCGTGGACAACGCGACCGGCGAGCGCCGCGACGTCGAAGTCGTCCAGATCTGGGTCGATCCGCAAGATCGTGATGCCTGGCGGCGCGACAAAGATCTGATCGCTTTCCTCGAGCGCCGCGGCAAAGAAGGCATCGCCGCAATCATGCGCTATTCCGAGAGCGACGCGCTGGTCGTATTCCCGCCCTCGATGGCGACCGATCGACAATGGCACGAGCACTCAGGCGACGCCGTAGGCCGTTCGATCAGCGATCGCGCCGAGGGCATCGCCCGCGCACAGCAACAGCGAGGCGAATGATGATCTGGCGGCGAAAGAAATCCGAGCCCAAAAAAATCAAACTCGACAAGGTCATTTTCCGAGTCGGCCGGCTCACGATCCGGCCCGGAGATATCCTGGTTTTGCGCACCGATCTCTTCCTCAACAAAGAACAGGTCGAGTTCCTTCGCGATCGCATGGATGAGCAGTTCAAGGATCTCGGCGTCAAGGTCGTGGTCTTAACCTCTGGCCTCGAGATCGCGGTGCTGCGCAAGGAAGTCGCGATCGCACTATCTGAAGAGGGGCAGCGGTTTGGCCCCGATGAGCCGATTCTTTCCCCAGGTGACGCAGCACGATGACCTACACCGCAGTCGACGCCGTTAAACGCGCAGAGAAGATGCTGCGCATCCTGCACGAGGCTCTCGACGAGCTCGAGACGATCGCCAGCGATCCCGCGATCGAGGACGAGGACAAGGTTGGAATGATGCTCGATTGCATCAAAGAGGCGCGCGAGCTCGCGCTCAATGTGCCGCAGGAAAACCAGTGAGCAAAAAGATCACGATCGACGGTGTCCCGATCGAAGTCGTCTCCGACAGTGAGGCTGAGGAAGCTGACTTCCATGTGTGCGTGCCGGCAGACAGTCCGTCGCCGTTCGACGATAACCTGACAGGCTTCTGCGCGCACTGCGGGATCAAGATCATATACCGCTGGCACGCGCCGCGGACGCCGCCGAAGATTTGCCTCGAGTGTGCCGCGAAGATGGCCGCGAAGCTTCCGAGCAAGCCATGACGCAAAAACTGACCCCGGTTCCCGACGACCATTGCATCGCCATCGCGCGAAAGATCAGCGATGTGCTCGATGGTGAGGAGCTCGGCGACGTCACCACGGTGCTGACGTCGCTGCTCATCTTCGCAATCGGGTCGGGCTCGTCGTCTCTCGATGACAAACTGCAGGCGCTCGAGCGCACCATCGAGATCCTTCGCCGCCGGATACCGGAGCTTCATAACCAAGACGCCCCTGAAATTGAAGACTGGGTGCAGTAGCCATGATGGGGCGCGGCTTCTATGCCAAGCTCGATCAATTCAAGCTCACAGAGGCCGACACAACCGCGCACGATCGGCACGAGTACAATTATCAGCAAGGCCGCGACCCTGGGCGCAATCAAACGCCAGAAGAAAATCTAGTGGAGCATGTGCTTGGCGCACGCTGCGAGCGCGCCGGCTGGGTCTTTTTTCCGACGCTCACATGGCATCGGTTCAAGACTGGCGCGGTCGATGACACCCCAGATCTCGGTGACTTCATTGACGTCAAAGGCGTGCGCTTCGATCATCACGAATTGCTGGTGCCGCAGGCGAAGATCAAGCGCGACTGGGCTTATCTTCTCATCTCGGCAGAACAGCATCCTTATTATTGGCTCGCCGGTTGGATGTGGGGGTCGTCGCTGATCGAGCGCGCGCCGCTCAAACACTCGCGGCCGGCCTACGCCATGCCAGCGCACGCCCTATTTTCGCTGACGGCCCTGCAGCGGATTGCGGGGTGACCGCTCAGCTATTTTTTTCGACCTCTTTGGCCCGCGCTAGGACCGTGTTCTTTTCACCCCGGAACTCGTCGTGGCCCTTGACCGTACCGCGGATCTTGAACGGCTCGGCCTCGATCTCCCAGCGCTCGAGCTCGTTGTTCCAGTTGGCGGTGGGGGGAACGAACGCGCCCTTGGTGACGATCGCGTTGCCGTCGAGGGTCCGCATCGCGGCGATCCGCATGGTGCCGAACTGGGTCTGAATGCTGGTCACTCGCTCGGCGACGACCGTGAGCTCGAGCCGCTCGCCGATCTGGCCGACCCATCCGCTGGCGGCCTTCTTGGCATCGGTGGCCTCGATCCGGGCGATCGCGGCCTCGAGGGCGGCCTTCTGGCCCTCCGTCATGGCGGCATTCTTGCGCGCCTTCTCGGTGACATCCTTGACGAAGGGATTGCGCTCGGCAAAGGCCTGGGCCCGCTCGAGCAATGCGCCGTGCTCGGCCATGAAAGCGACGCGCCGGCTGTTGGCCTCGGCCTCAGCGGCTTCCCGCGCGGCCTGGGCCTCGGCGGCCTTTTTAGCGCCCCGCTTGGCCGCGGCGGCGTTGAGCTTCTCGAGCTTCTCGGCGGAAAACAGCTTGTGGGTCTTGGGCGCGCCCTTGCCGGAACCGCCGCAATCGAAGCAGGTCCAGCCGGTGTGCTGCCACTTGTCGCTGCCGCCTGCGCCGCCACAGCGGCCGCAAACCGACGGCAATGTCACGGCGAAGCCCTTGCCCATAGCAAAGGCCTGGCCGGTGAACTTCTCGCCGTGTCTAAAAAACAGTTCCATCTGGGTCATCCCTTTCGCCCCTTATATAGGACAGAATGACCTATAGGTCAAGATGACCTATATCACAAAATGTTGCAGGGCTCTCCCGTCTCCCCTTTAATCTTCGATGATCTCGATAAAGTCGCGGTGATATTGGCTCACGCTTTTGTTGCCATTCCACCGCACGCAGACCACGTCAGGGGAAGGTTTGTGTTTGCCGCGATCTGGACCGCTTGTGATATAGACCTGATGCGGGCCAAGATATTCGCCTTCGCGATTTTGCTGGCCGGGATTGAAGCCGCGTCTTTTCCCTTCCTGACTAAGGCGACAACGCACTGTCATGATTGATCCTCACGCGCTCGGCGCCAGTCCTGCTCGGCTTCCGGACTGATTAATATGCGGCGCGGACTGATCCGCGTCTCACGTGGTCCTTTGCCGGCGCGTTTGAGGGCGTAGTAAGTCCCGATCGAGATCCTATTGGCCTGACAAAAACTTTCGACGGTGTGCATGTCACCGGGTTCGCGAACATATTCCTTCCGTCGCCGTCGCCGCGCCATTGCCGCATCCTTTCCAGCGAATCGCCCCGCAGGCCGAACTGGCCTATAGGGCACATTGTCCATATAGCTAGAAAGGGCTCGTTGCAGTTATGCGGCTTTATTCACAGGCAGTTGCACGACGTTGGGCTCCGTTGGGGAACTATCGAAGGCCAGTGCGGTATCATCGTGCGCGACGTCGCGGTGGTAGTGCTCTTCGATGTCGCGGACGCCGGTGAAATGAATATCGGCGATTTCCTTGATCGGAACACCGGCCTTGATCATTCGGTCGATCGAACTGTGGCGCAGCGCGTACAGTCCAGTCGGCCACGTTCTGCCGCGGCGGATCTCGGTCGGGAATTTGAGCTTGCGCGCCAGTTTGCGCCATAGCCGATGATGATGATCGCCGACCAGTTCGTTCTTGCCCGGGACCTCGGTTAACCATGGCTTGCCGTTCTCGTCCCGCAATAGAATGGTCCCTGCCGGCTGTCCGGCGGCCGCTGAGCGAAGTTTTTCGAGTAGGGCTGGCTTGACCTGAAACGACCGCGGCTCACGGCTTCCGTTGCCCTTATTGTCTCCCGGGATCTCGACACGGTCGCCCTGCAGTTGGTCGACGATGATACGGGCAAGCTGGCTTGTGCGCGTTCCGTAATCGGCGTGCATCTGCACGAGCACCCCAAATTCGTCGCTTGTGTCGTAGGCGTCCGCAACGGCAGCGAGCACTTGGTCGTCGGTGAGCTTGATTTTGCGCGCGACCTTGGCCTTCTTGCCTTTGTAGCGGGTGAACCCCTTTTGCCAGGCTTTGCTATTGGCGTCGATGCGCGGATCGCTCGCGGCGGCCCAATCGAAGGCCGGCTTCAACTGCCCTATGGCCTTATTGATGGTCGACTCGGCCAGACCGTCGGCCAGGCATTTGCTCTGCCAAGTCTCACCGAGGTCCTTTGCGGTGACCTCGGTCAACGGGCGTTCGAGCTCCTTGTCACTGAACAAGCCGCGCAGCCAGTCCGCGGCTGCGACCTTCCTGCCGGTGATGCGCAGGCGCTCGCGGTAAGACGTCAACGCCTGGCCGATCGTCTGCGGCGGTTCTTTCTTCGCGGCTGCCGGGCTGAGCTTGCTCTCGCGCTGCATTGTGCTCGCGGCGGCGCACGCGGCTTTGAAATCGATCCCGCCCAGCGTGTCGTCAGCCTGGCCGATTTTCTTGACGATCTGGTCGCCCTTGCCATCGGGGATGCCGGCGGACCAGGACGCGATGCCATCCTTACCGCGGCGCCAGATGAGGACGCCGCCACTGTCGAGCTTGTGGGTGTATCGCTTGCCGGTCTTGAGGTCGCGGCGGTCTTCGATCTTTTTCAGGTTGTTCATGGCCGTTGTTTCTGTGTCGAGTCGTGTCGAGTTTTGGTCGTCTGAAGGTCGCTGACTCTGTATCGTCCTTCGTTTGAACAGATAGCGCGGAAGGCCCGTAAAAGCAATAGTTCTGCGCAGTTCCTAGAAGGCTATTATAGCATCATCGGAGTTATCCCCTCCTCATCCTGAGGAGCGGATTTGCCGGTCTATCTTCCTGATATATAGCGATAATCCGCCGCCACCCGATACCCGTGTCGAGCCAGGTGTCGGGCGCCACCCTCTCTGGCTTGGTCACATTTTATTGCAGTAGGCCGCATCTAGCCATTGTGCAACTGGGATGGCATGTGTAATGGTATCAGGCGTCACCCCCGGTCCCGAGCGCCCTGCTCTCAGTCAGTCCGCTAAGTCAGTCAAAGAGGGGCGCCCGCGGCCGCCGGGGGTGGCACCCCCTTTCGGGCGGCGACCCAACCCACGAAAGGTCCGCCGCAAAGAGGGAAAGATCCGTTTAACCCAGGTCGCCCGCCCGAAAGCGAGGCTCCCATGACCATCGTCGCCCTTGTCGGCTTGATCAAAGCCCGCAACGAGCGCCGGCTTGAGCTCATCCGCGAAGCTCTCGACGCCGACCTCGTGGATCTTGAGTCCGCCTTTGGCAATCCCGACGCCATCGCCGCGCTCGAGGCGCGGTGGAGCACCGAAACCACCGCCGCGGCCAAAGCCGCCGACGACCCGGCACTGCGCGAGACCCTCGAGATCTGGCAGAAGGCCGCCGAGCATCACGCCCGCGACTATCATCCCCTCGCCGTCGACATCGAGCCGTTCGTCATCATGGCCGGGCTCAAAGTCAAACGGCGGCGGAAGATCCAAACTTGGCTCGAGACGCCCAGCGGCCGCGAGATCCGCGTCACGTATAAGCGCCTGCATATCGATAATCGGATCGAACTCGAGGTCGACGGCGGCCCGCCGCATTATTTCGGCCCCGGCGACCAGGCCGCGATCGAAGCCTTCGTCCGGCCGCTGCTATGACCTACGCCGAGGCGCTCGAGCTCTTCCGGCTATCCCGGCAGATCGCCACGACGCCGAGCACGCGGACGGCCTGGTTCCAGACCGACGACGCCGGGCTGATCGGCTTCAAGCCGGACGGCACCCTGATCGGAAAAGTTCCGCGGCGGATCCTGCGCCAGGCGCGGTCGATCGCCGGCCGCGGCGGTATCGTCGCCGTCCTGGGCGACGACGAGATCCTGGTCGTCGACGATCGGCAGCTATCATAAGGACTTCATTGAGATTTTAGAGGATTCGACGTAATGCACAGATTAGGCCGAATCCGGCCGTTTCGGCCGCTTTCGACGCCGCGTTTTGATCGCTAACCACTTGCCTTTTCGATGTTTTCTCACCCTGGCCGCGTTCTCGTGACGGAGCTCGTCCAAGGTCTTCCCGATGGTGGCCAATTCGATTAACTGGTACGCGCGGCGACGCCCTAAATGACAGTATAGTTTGACGATTTCCGGCCAGATCCCTTTGCGAGCCGCCCGGAGCTCGGCCAGCGCCTCCCCGACGTCGCGGTAGTAACCGGGCGAGCGCGGGTGCCGGTGAGCCAAATACAGCATCGCGTTAACCCGCCGGACTAGGGCGGCATCGGCGTCATCGGCGAGGATCATGACCCGCGCCGATATAAATCCGGTCGCAGGAGCTCCCGGCTGATGCCGGTCACGGCCTCGACCTGCAATAAGCGGTCGGCCGGAACGCGCCGCCATTCGGCAACTGATGTCTGTGAAATGCCGAGAGCTCGTGCCAACGGCCGCAATCCGCCGGCTTCCTCGATTGCACGTCTAAGACCTTCGTCAGGATCAACCATGGGCTCTTGACTTCTGTCCTGTTCGGTCTAACCTGACGCCGTCCGTAACTCACGGACAGAGAATGCCACAACGGACGGGAGAATGCCAAATGGCAATCTCACTTTCAAAATATGAGGATGCCGCATTGGCTTTCCTCAAAGACCACGCGATCGGCAGCATAGTTACGGCTGATCGGCTGGTGAATTGGGCACAGGTCACCGACGGCGAAGCTGCCGTGCTCAAGTCGGACCTTCTGGTCGATGACCCTGCCAAGCGTCTCTCTGCTCTTCGTCGTCATCTTAATCTCGGCGGCGCGAGTCGCAATCTCGATGAGAGTCAGCGTTTTTGTCTCGTCATCGAGGACGCCAAACGCAAGACCATGTCGGTGCGGTCACTGCAAGAGCACGTGCGTGATCAAAACGACGATGCCTTCGCTAAGTCTGTTCGCGGTGCGGTGTCACCAGTCAAGCGTCAGCAGAGAGCGCTTGATGATATCAAGCTCGAGGAAGTGTCCCCGGAAGTCCGCGAAGATATCGAAGCCAAGCTTCGCGCCTTCGTCGACTACTATACTCCGCTGCGCAAATTTCTTTCTGAGGCAGTCATCAACCGTGAAGTGCAGCGGCTCATGGCGAAAGGCAATAGCGAGGCCACCGCGCGGATGATGCTCGAGATGGCACCATCCTTGTTGGGGTCACACAAGCTCTTGTCTCAAATCGAATAAATCAAAACGAACAAACTCGGGGGCCGCAAAGGTCCCCTTTTTCTTTCTCCGATGCGTCAGGAAATCAAGGCACAGATATATGAGCTTGCCCGCCAATTGCGGATTGCGGGCGATATCGCTCTGGCCGAGGCAATCATCAACACATTAAGGATGCACGACAATGAAGCTGCACTATGTTCCGCTCGATCAAATCGTCTGGAACCCATGGAGAGATAAGAAATTGTTTCCGATCGACGCCGAGCACGTCGCCGGCTTGCGCGCCTCGATCAAAGAACATGGTTTCTTTTCCAGTGTGAAGGGCCGCCGCCGCGAAGGCAAGGTTGAGCTCGGTTGCGGGCATGCTCGCTTCGAGGCCGCCAAGAAGGCCGGCGAGGAAACCATGCCGATCTTTATCGATGACATCGACGACGACCAGATGCTTGCCCTGATGAGCGACGAGAATGCGTTGCAATATGGCAACAACGCTGGCGCGATCATGAATGAAGTGGCGGCCGCCACAAGACGGGTGATCGAGGGACTTTTGGCGACATCCCCGACAATTGTCGGGGATCTCCCCGGCGCAGTTAGACGGGCTTTTGCATCAAAGATGGCAATCGATTCTGCGCGCACCAAGCTTCGCGGCAACAGCCCACATCTGGCTTTCGGTATCGATATTATCCACGCCTATCTCCGCGAGCATCGAGGCGAGCGGGCGATTCGCGAAGCGATGGCCGCGCTCAAACAATCCGGCGTCTATAACGAGATCGTCGAGGAAGAAGTATCTAAGCATCCGGAACCGGTCGCCGACAAGCCAGCGGCGAAGACGACCGCCGTCATGAAGGCGAAGCCATCTCCGCCACCAGCGCCGCGCTTGCTTGATGAGCGCACAGCAAGCGTCTTCGAAAATGATTATCAATTCCATACTTTCCGCCAAGCGATAACGACACCGACGGCGAGAAAGGTGATTCCTGTTAAAGAGCAACTGGCGCTCGCCAAATCAATCATGGATTCCAAGCCCGAAGGCGGCGGCCCTCGAAAACGTCTCACGGCTGGACAGATCCAGCGCCGTGTCCAGAATGAAGTTGAAACCGCGATCAAAAAACAACGTGAAATGGATAAAGAGGAACGGGAACGCTATCTCGCTGAGCAACGCGATGCCGTTATTGATTCTCAATTGCTGATTGCCAACGGCGCATTGCGTGGGATGATTAGCGCCATTGCCAAGTTAATCGATCTCGCCGAGAAATATCCCCATCATCCCAAGCTCGGCGGATTCAGTGCAAAGCTAGATACGCTCGTTTCCGCTATTCAGCAATTCAGCAAGAAACTCAAATGAAGCGGCCATTAACGCGTGCTCAAATTATCAAGATGATCATCCAAGACCCGCCGAGCAACGTAAGCACATTTGCTAAAAAAATCGGCTGCTCTAGAAGAGCAATTGCGCATGTAATCAAAGAGCTTGAAGCAAGAGGTCTTATCGCGCCGCGCACGCGCATGGATCGTTTTCTTTGGGATCAAGCATTGGCAGAAATTCTCGACGAATTCGAAACCGAGCATGAAAACTGACGGCGGGACCAGTTTATTACGAGCTTGACGGCCGTTGGCCCTGGGGCAAAATGGGGCGATGTTCCGCCAAGCGAATCCACGGCGCCAATTAAATGCGGAAGAGACCCGCGTCTATGCCGCCGGCATGGCAGCGAAACGCCGCGGCGAGAATACGCCCGCGCAACGCTTGCCGCCCGAGCTTTTCAAGTTTTGGCGCATGGGCTGGAACCGCGCCGGCCGCCCGCTCGGCACCCCATGGACCTGCCGCAGCACTGATCACAACACCAAGAGCGAAGGCGTCCATATGGTCCGCACCGAGGTCGCCACCCTCGAGGAAGCGCTCGACGTCATTGCGATCCAGCAGCGGCGCGAGAAGGCTGCCGCCACTAATGCCAAACCGCCGGACTGGCACCGGGAGGTTCACATGCACAACATGCGCCAGCGAAGTCCCAAGACAAGCCCCAAAGCGCTTCGGGATATTGCGATCGCCAAAGACACCGTCGCCGATGCCGAGCAGCGGCTCGTCGAACGCATCGAGGGCATCATCGAAGTGCTCTCGTTCTCGATCGAAGAACTTTCCGCGGTCTCGGCCATGCGGCCGCATTATCCGCTGGTCTCGCAATCGAACCTCATCGACGTCATTCGCAAACTCTGTTTGATGATAGCGCGGCCGATGCCGGAATTCGGGGTTGGCCGCAAGCCACAGCAGACGGCGACGCGCCGTTGCGTGGAATGCGGCACCGAGCTTTCCAAGGACGAGGCGGGCGAATACTGCCGGCACTGCAATCGGCCGCCCGAAACGATACACATCGCCTCAGAATTTCGCCGTGAGCAAGTACGCGTAAAGGAGGAAGTTCAGCGATTAGAGCGGGTGATTCGAAGAACCGAAAAGGTGATTGATGGCGACTATGAAAGACACAGCGGACATCCGGGCGAGGATTCTGCACGTCTGGAAATTAGTGGACGACCGCAAGATCTCGACAACGGAAGCACGCCTGCAGATGCAGTTGGCGAGGACCATTCTCGAGACACTGAAGGTTGAGATCGCTGCCGCACATCTCGCGCAAGCTAGCGTGCCACCGATCTCGATTGTGGGGAAGGCCGAAGCGCTACCGGTCCTGCGCAGTTGAAACCTATAGCAGCGTCGCTTCGGGCTGCGTCGCCTGACTCGTCTTGCCGTCTTCCTCATAGAACTCGCTGACGCAGCGCGTGCGCTCGTGCCGGCTGCGCTTTGATTTGTATTTGGGCCCGTCTCGCAGGCGCTTTTTGTCGACGAGCTTATTGATGTACTGAGCCGCCTGGTTGAGCGATGGAAACTTGAAAAATTCCTTGGCAAAGTCACCGACATAACGCGACAGTTCGTGCTCTTTGGCCTTGCGCGTTTCGAACGTGTAATACTCGCCGGTCGAATTGCCGTCCTTGTCGAGCATGCCCCTGTCGACGGACTTCAAGAACCGAATGATGTCGACCTCGAGAAAGTTTTCACTCGAGCGCTGCAACTGCTCCGAAACGAGCGTGCCGACCTGGTCCGCGTCCTGACCGTCCTCATCGGCGTTGTCGAGTTTGATGTCCCTTTTTTTGAACCAGCGCGCGACGACCGTCGTCAAATTCAGATTGGCCTTGGCATCGTCATAGCGCAGATACAGACTGCGATCGTTGCGTTGCTGTTCGGTGAGCAGGAGCTCGCTTTCCTTTTCCGTCATCGGGAAAAGCGTCGATACGATGCGCGCGACGCCAATCAATGCACTAGCGCCGCGGGCGGCATCGACGTCGCCGGCCATTTGCTGCGCGTATTTTTTTGCGTGGTGAACGAGGCAAACCGCAGCCCCGGTCTGCCGCGCGACCTCGCGCCACTGCGCGCCGGCCCACTTCAGATCCGAATTTGAATTTTCATCGCCTTCGAAAGTTTCTGCAAATGGATCAACGAATACGATGTCGATCTGCGACTGTTTGATCTGTTCGACCAGGAGCGGAAAGAATTTTTGATCAGGCACGATCGTCCGCGTCTTCGGGTCGAACTTCGCGATGACTGGCCGATCGGCCTCAGCGACGAAAAAGTTCTGTCTGAGGATCTCGCCATCGCAGGGCATATGTCGCATCGCCGCGGCCAGGCGCCGTCGGATCTCGTCATAGTCATCCTCGGCATTAACGAAGAGCACGCGATAGCCTTTGCGATCGCCGTTCTTGCGCGGAGCCCATCCGGCCCATCGGATGCCCTGGGCGCAAGCCATGCCGATCTGCAATGTCAGCAAGCTCTTGCCGGCGCCGCTGGGCGCGACCATCACCGTGACGTGCTTGCGAATGAGCAGCCCGGGAATGATCCACTCGCGCCGCGGGAGCTCGCGCTCGACGATCGGGAACGGCGTGAGCAGCCGCAGATCTGGCAGCGGGCTCTTGTCGTGGCCGTTGACGTGCTGTTGCGGCGACCAATCGGGCGCCTCCTCGGCCAAGGCATAGAGCTCGCGCGCGGGATCCTCACGATTGGCCGCCATCGCCAGCCAGTCGGACACGTCGGCCTTGAGCGGCATCTCGTGCCAGTGCTTCCAGAGCTCGAGCACCCTAACCTTGACGCCGGCAGCGGCGAGCGACGCAGCAACATCCTGGGCGTGATCTTGGCCGGGCAAGATCGGACGCCCGTCCTCGTGAAACAGCGCCTCGTTCGTCTTTGGATCACGCTTCTGCGGATCGCGGTCCGGAATGACGATGACCTCGATCGCCTGGCGCAGACAGTCGGTGAGCTCGGGCCGCCACTTGCCCACGCCGCCGGCATTGCACGTCGCCTGTATGCCGATCGACCAGAGCCGGTCGCAATCTTTCTCGCCCTCACAAATGAAAAGGGTGTGATCAAAGTCGAGATCCGGCAGCGCATAAGGGACGGATCTCACCCCTTTGACCGACCAGGTCCAGCCGTCCGGCTGCGTTTTATCTGGCCGCCGCTGGCGAAAATCCTTCGGCTCGAAACGCACGACCTGGAATAGGAGCTCACCCCATTCGTCACGGTAGTTGTAGTGCGCGACCGGGACGCCGCGCCGTTTCTTCGGCCGCTGCTCGTCCTCATAACCGTGCTCGTGTAACCAGCGCGATCGCTCGGTCGCATCAAACCCGGTCAGTCGCGTGATCAAATCGAGCACGCCACCGCCGACGTTGGCCTCGTGATCGAACCAAGTGTCTTGCTTTAAGTCGATGCACAACGACCCGCGGTTGCCATAACGCCATTCAGTCTTGGACGACAGACTTGGATTCGGATCGCCGAGCAGCGACCTTGCTATTGGTTCGATGCTCAGCGCGAAGCTCACAATGCGGCCCTCCGTCGACCAAACATCGGCGTTACCTCGAGGCTGCGCCGCGGCACAACAAGCGAGCAGGCATAATGCCAGAGCGCGCAGGCGTCGCTCTCGTTGAGATCCTTAATCGGCCAGCCGAGCGCGTGGCATTTTTGGAACACGCCGTCTTTGCCGGCATGCCGATCGAGACAGAAGTGTTGCCGCACATCTAGCACCGATGCCGTCGCGATATTGTAGATCCCGCGCAGATGCGCGACCGAACGAGCAACGCCGTGCAGGCCGGCCAGGCGGTCGCGTGTCGCCGTGCTGGTCGCGCCAAGCTTGGCTGCCGGCGGCAACATCGCCTCGAGGACGAGCATCGTCACCCGCGGATCTTGCCGCAACAATTCTGATAGCCAGGTCAGCGCCGCGGCGAATACCGCATTAGGCGAGCTCTCGGCATCACCGAACCGAACAAAGCCCGAGACTGGGCAAGCGTCGGTCGGCGCACCGCGAGCCCAGCCGGTCGTCGTTGCAAGGTCTAGCGCCAGGATCATCGTCATTGAATCGTCCTATTAAAATCGATGCTGCCATACGCCCCCAACGGACGGTCTGCCGCTTCGACACGTCGCAGATATTGGCTCAGCGCTTTGATCGCGGCGTTCAGCGTGTCGAAGATACCGAGAGATCGCTCACGCGCCTCATTGTCGGCCTCGTTGCGGATGCCATCGAAGAAATGTGTGGCTATCGCTTCGAACTTGCCGTCGTCGTTGCAGCGAACATAGTCCGACGGCATCGTCCGCTCCTCGTCGAAGTAGCGCGCGGCATAAGCAACGCTTGTCATACGTAGTTCTTCCAATCGATCCGGCTGATCGTCGTCGAGCCGCTATAACCGCGGACCCAAACCATCCAGCAAAACGCCATCCCTGAATTCGCCCGCCGGCCCTCCCAGCCCTCTCGGTGCATCATCGGCAGCCGGCGCGAGAATGCGTGAATGCGCGCAAGGCCGGCGCCCTCGAGAATGTGCTTGCGCCGTTCGCTCTCATAGAAGGCCAAGCGCAAGAGCATCGCGACGATCGGCGCCCGCTCGAGCGCTTTCTCGACGAATTGCTGTGCCAGCGAAAAGGGCGGATTGGTTACGATCGCGTCGCAGGGAACATTGCAGGGGAACAGGAAGTCGATCCGATCGACACTGTCGGGGCAGCCGCGATTGTTGAGGTCGGTAGCCACAACCTCATGGCCGGCTTGGCGCAGCGGGAGGACGATATTGCCTTTGCCGCAGGCCGGTTCCCAGATCCGGGCCGGAAGATCCTCGACCTTGAGCAGTGCCGTTACCGCGACCCGCGGCGTGTCGTAACAATCGCCCCGATGCTCTTTGAGCGGAGCTCGATTGACTTGGCTGGAATGGTCGAGCACAGCCGCCCCCTCGAGAGGTCGGGCGCGGCAGGCGGGTTATGAGCCCTCTGGCCGCGCCCCTTCGCTTCGTCTTGACGGAAAGGTTCGGCTTTCCGAATCAGGGCGCAGCGAGATTGTCGAGGGTGGCGTCGCCGTCTGGGCGAGCTCGCCGGGCGGCAGCCTGGCCGAGGTCGGTGTCGAGGAAGTCGCCTAGAGCGACCTCGAGTTGCTCGAGCTCGGCCCGCTGGTCGTCCTCGAGTTTGGCCACGTTGGCCGCGACCTGCTTGTCCAGCCGGCGGTTCTTGACCAGGGTCCTAAACGGCTTCCTGGGAATGCCGGCGTCCTTGGCACGATCAAAAACCCCCGCGATCGTCTCCCGGGGGCCTTTACAGTTCTGCATGTATTCGCCTTTGAGGCTGGCGAGGTCCTCGTCGGCCTGGTCGATTTCGGTCAACAGTTGCTCGAGCAGGCCCCGATCATAGCCATTGCTGCCGTCGGTCATTATCTTACCTCCTGACGCGATGGGGTTTCCTCCCGCGGATCTGTGTCCGCGTGAGCACGCTAGGGATGAACCTGGAATTAATAGTCCGCCGAACTCAAGTCTGGTCCGTGACGCATTTATGACCCCGAACCGGGCCCTTGGTCAACGGTCTAATTTTCCACAGTAGTTCGAAAAATGGGGATGGCGACGGCGGACGAAAAAGTTGACCAGAGGGCCAGTGGTCAGGCAATCTGCCGCCGAGGAATCAGCCGATGGCGATCGAAGTCCGCACCATCACTGACGAGAACGAATGGCTCGCGTGGCGCGGCCAGGACGTCACCGCCTCGGTTGTCGCGGCGCTGTTCGGCTTACACCCCTATGAGACCGTTTTCGGCCTCAGCGCGCGAATAGCTGGATTGCAGCTTTCCGAGCCACGATCGAGTCCGGTCATGTCCCGCGGCCGCGAGTTCCAAGAGGTCGTTGGCCGCTACCTCGCGCGCGCGCATCCGACCTGGAAGATCATGCCGGCAAACGTCTACCTCCGCGACCCGGATTCGCGGCTCGGAGCCACGCCGGACTTTTTCTGTGAGACGGATGGCAGCCCACCGAGGCGCGGCATCATCGAGGCAAAGACGGTCGCGTCGGTAGCCTTTCGGCACCGCTGGGTCGAGGGTGTCCCGACCTGGATCTCGTTGCAGGCCTTGACCTGCGCCATGCTGGCCGACGTCGACTTTGCGATCGTCGCCGCAATGGTGATCGATCCCTGGCACTGGCCGCCAGAAGTTCACGAGTTCCCGGTGCCTCGGCACGAGGCGGCCGAGCGAAGGATCCGCGAGAGCGTTGCCGAGTTCTGGGCCACTCTCGAGCGGCAGGAAATGCCGACGCCGGACTACGCCCGCGATGCCGCCCTGATTGCTGCCATGCACCCGCACGCCGTTTCCGGCAAGACGGTCGATCTCACCGGCGACAACCGCATGCCCGAACTGCTCGAGCAGCGGCGGCTGCTCAAGCTCGGTGCGGCAGAGCACGAGAAAGCACTGAAGGCGCTCGACGCCGAGATCAAGGCTAAGATCGGCGACGCCGAGATCGCGCTCGTGAACGGCTGGCGCGTCACACTCAAAGAGATCTCGTGTCCGGAAAAGACGGTCAAGGCTTATAGCTATCGGCAAATTCGGGCGACGGCGGACAAGGCTGAGGAGACTGCAGCGTGAATATCAATTTGTCAGTCGGCGAGCTCATGCTCGCGATCGAGGCGCTCGAGGCGCGCGCCAGCCGTCACGAATCCATGGCGCGCTTTAATCCCAGCGTAGCCGGGCCGCACGATCGCAAAGCCGCCGACATGCGTAAGTTACGAGACAGACTGCAGCGAACGAAAGGATCTGCTGCAGCATGATTTGCGGGCGCTCCCCACCACGGCTCGCTGCCGGCGATAGTGGGTGCCACGAGATGCTCGCAAGGGGCACGGCCGTTGATCCGTGTTGGCAGGGTAGGCACGGCCCCACTATTTTTCTAACCGAAGAGGCTGACATGAACGAGAAAAAACCAACCTTAACGCTGAAGCAAAAAACACCGAAGCCGCCGCAGCCTGTCATCGGCGAGGAGGCCTATGCCAAAACTATAAGCCGGATCGTTGTTGAGGAATGGGAACGCGCCGAACGCAACAAGACAGTTGCATTCGAGGCAACGATGGCGCGGATCACCGCGGATGACGCGCTGTGGCAGCGCTTGGCGACAATTTTTATCAGCAAAGAATGTCGCAGGCGGATCAAGAAACTCAACTGCGCAAACACAATGAGAAACGAAGCGGCATCAATCGAAGAGAAGAGGCTCACATGAAAACTCGGAAAAAAATCGCAAAGCGCCGACGCAAGCTCGGCCTGACGCAATACAAGCTCGCCGACAAGGTCGGCTATTCGCGCTCGGCAATCTCAAACTGGGAAACCGGTGCTCGTCCGCTGTTCCCCGAGCATATCCGCGCGATCGCCCGCGCGCTGCACACTCGACCAGGGGCACTGTCGTGAACCTTTATCAACTGGAAGTCATCCTGCAGGGAACGCCGATGGCGGTGCTCAAATCGCTATATGAGTTTGTCGCCAGCGATGACGAAGACGCGCGGACGTGCGTCGGGTATTTCTCTCGCGTGACTCATCCGGTCAGTTGCGGACCGCTGATGTGTGTCGGCGAGAAAAAAGATTTCCAGGGGATCGAAGCAATCTACCGCTTTGAAAATGAGAGCGACTATCGTCCCGTGCCGCTCGAGATCAAGGAGCTAACCTTCCCATGAACGCCACAACCCCAGCCAAGCGCGAAACCAAGCAGCAAACGCCGCAGGTCTCGCCGCTGCAGCACTTCAAAGAACTGCTCGACCGGCAGACGCCGGTATTCGAGGCAAGCCTGCCGAAAAGGATCGTCGAACGATTCAAGGCCACCATCATCACGACCTTGGTCGAAAGGCCGGACCTGCACCGCTGCAATCCGCAATCGCTGATCAATGTCTGCCGACATGCCGCACAGGACGGACTGATGCTCGATGGCAGAGAAGCCGCAATCGTGCCGTTCAAGAAGGACGGCGTGCAGATTGCGACCTATATGCCGATGGTTCAAGGCGTCAGGAAGAAAGTCCGTGCGTCCGGCGAGATCGCGGATCTGAACTGCCAGGTCGTCTATGAGGGCGAGCCGTTCGACTATCAGCAAGGCGATGAGCCGTATCTGCGCCACAAGCCGGCGCTCACCGGCGGCAGCAATCGCAAGATCAGGGGCGCCTATTCGATCGCGACATTCAAGGACGGGACGCGGTCCTATGAGTGGATGACATTCGAGCAGATCGAAGAGGCGCGGAAGTCCTCGAACGCCGTGAAGGCTGGCAAGCCGACGCCCTGGGATCATTGGTATGGCGAGATGGCGCGCAAGACGGTAATGCGCCGCCACGGCAAATCGCTGCCGACCGCAAGCGACATCGAAAACATCTTCCGCCGCGAGGAGCTTTCCCGCGGCGATGACGATGACGGCGGCGGCAATGCTCCACCGTCGAACCGAATCACGTATGAACGCGGAACCGATTATTCGGTCGAGCATACACTCGACGAGTTTGCTTCCGGTCCTTCAGAATCCCTGCCGTCTAGTGATGGTTCGATCGCACGAAATGTCATAGACGAGCAGGGTGGCGGCGCGCAGAGCCAGGTCGTATCAGATAGTCCCTCGACCGCACTCGATGGCTCTCGCGCCGCCGACGATTCCGCACCACCGCAGGAGTCCGGCAATGAAGCCGCCGCCGTTCACCATGATGACGAGGAGGTCGCCGTTAAAATCAAAGATGCTTGGCAGCGCGGCAAAACTGACCGGGGGAACGGCGCGCAACGAAAGGCAATCCCCGGAGAATTCCGAAACAACCCGAGACTCTTCAACGCCTGGCTCGACGGATACGACGGTATCGAGCCGAGGACGCGCGCATGACCCAGCGGCTCGGCGACGCCCCGATCCAGGGTGAACTGCACGGCTCGATGAATAAGCTCGCGCGCGTGCTCGACGAGGCCTTTAACGGCGACAAGAAAGGCAAGGATCGCAAGTGGGGCTTCGTGCTGATCGCATTTCCGTTTGAGGAAGCGGAGCTCGCCAAAGGCGGTGGCACCGGCCGCGCGAATTACATTTCCAACGCCAGCCGCGACGACGTCGTGATCATGCTCAAAGAGCAAATAAAAAGATTCGAAGGCCAGCCCGAAGTCGAGGGCCACGCATGACCGCGGTCAAGGATCTAACCGACAAAAAGTTCGGGCGTCTCACGGTAGTGCGATTTGTTGGAATGCGCCGTTTTAACAGCGATGCGACGGCGTCGGTTTGGCAGTGTCGGTGCGAGTGCGGAAAATTGATCGAGATGTTCGCGAGCAATCTGCGCGTAAGCAAGAGTTGCGGCTGCGCTAGGACCGAACGCTGGATGACCTACCGTCTGAAGCGACGCAAGCGCTCAGCTTAATGTCAAAAAAAATAGAATTGTTATCGGTCATTGAGCGGACTGGCCCGTGGCGAGTTGGTTTGCGTTGGTGGTTGGTGCCGTGGCGACGTCGATGGATTTACTATCGTATGTGGGCGGCCGAGAACATGAGCATGACCTACTGGAAGGAACGCGAATGGGCCGAGCACGAAGTAGATTTTGCTTGGATTGCAGTCGGCCTCATCGGTGGCATTTCAATCGGCGCGTTCATTGGCACGATGCTCATCGCAGTTTTACAGGCCAAGCAATGATCCCGTTCACGCAATATCTGCGACCGGACGGTCGCAAGGTCGATGAGGGCATCGATATGCCCGCAGAGATCGAGGCGCTGGCTCAGCGCTTTCTGCGCGCGGGCGGACGCTATGAAGCCGAAGTGTTGCGCGAGGGAACCGTCAGCTTTACCGCCGTCTATAGGGTCAACGAAGAGCCGCAAGACATCGCGATCGAGCTCTGCCCCAACGGGCCCGACGTGCCGTATGCCGTCGAGATGCTCGTGCGCAAGTCGATCGCCTGGCTGGATCGTCGCATATGAAGTTCTACACCGGACGCCGTTCGAAGGGCGGCCTTTGCATCGTCCGCGTGATCGAGAACGGCGATGCGCGCGAGCTCGATCCACGGCTCAATGACTGCAACAAGTCGCCGACCGGTTTCGAATGGGGTTACACCGGTTCCGGCCCCGCGCAGTTGGCCTTCGCTATTCTCGCCGATGCGATGCACGTCCAAGTGGCTCACGGGTTAATGCAAAAATTCAAGCGTGCGGTGATCGCTCTACTGCCACGCAACGAACCCTGGCAGATCACTGAGCAACAGGTCCTCGATTTCGTGATGGCGCAACTCAAGCAGGAGAAACTAAATGATTGATCGTCCTGAAGCCGAACTACCGGGCGTTCGCAAGCTGGAACCCCATCAGAAGATGGAGCAAGACGCGCTAGACGCCGTGGCCAATGCCGTGCAGGCGACACGCGAAGCCACTGGCGAGGCGCCGACTGCTGATGAACGGCCTGTCGTCGAGGACTTTGGCAATCTCAGCGCCGAACCATTGCTGAAGTTCTGCGAGGCCGCCGCGGTCCAGATCGAGCAGGCCGGCACGGAAATCGCCCAAGAGGGTGCTAGGCTCGAGGCCGATTGCCAGCGATTGGCTGAGGAGATCCGCCACGTAGCCGAAGCCCAGGCGAAAGCCATCCGCCGCAATACCGCCCGCACGCGCACCGCCGCGGTCGCAGTGACGCAGATCCGCGACGCATTCCGCGACGACCTGGCCAAGGAGCTCGCCGAGGTCAAGGCGATCGAGGACGAGGTTAAACGGGCGGTAAGGGCCTCATGAGCGCCACCGAGCTCCGCGAGATGATCGAGATCGCTTCGGAATCAGCCGAAGAGCAATTTGCGCGCAGGGGATGCGTGCCAGCAGTATGGTCAGCCGTCACTGCAAAGGGCGAGTATATGATCATCGAGCCGCCGCATCGTGACAAAGACACTTCGATGTTTCTGTTGCGCGTGTTGTTTGAAATCAAAGACGTGATCCGCTGCTTGTTTATCGATGAGGCTTGGACCGCGCGCGGCGGCGAGGCGCTGCGCCAATGGGTCGAGCAGCACGGCGATATTCACACGTATCCCGGCCGCATCGAAGTCATCGCGTTCCTGGGCGAGGATAGCGAAGGCGGCATGATCAACGCACACCGTCGCATCATTCGCGGCGCCGGCAAGCCCAAGCTCGGCCCGCTCGAATATCTCGAGGATTTCACACAATCGGAGGGGCGGCTCGTCGGCATGCTACCGCGGCGATCGACCGTGCAATGACGCAGTTTAGCAACATCGAGAAGGTGCGCGAGCTCAAGCTCGAGCTCGAGCACCGCGAAAAAGTGTTCAGGCGCCTGGTGGCCGATGGCCGGATGACGCCGGAAGTCCGCGATCGGCGGATGGCCATCTTACGCGAGATCGCCGCGGATTATATTAGACTGGCGGCTCTGAATGAGCAGCCAACAGGAGAATGAAATTGCCTAACCAGGACATCCAACAACTCAACGTCATCGCCTACGTGAACAAGATCAATGAGCTCTTGATGGGCACCGATCTGGCCGAAGCAGAGACGGCGTTGACATTAGCGGTCGTGTCGATGGTCGTGTTCAGTCATCCCGACCGCGAGGAGCGATTGCGCGCGGGCGCTGGCTTCACTCACCAGGTCCAGCGCTTTCTCGAGCGCGACGACATTGTCCGATGGATCAAGGCTGGCGTCATCCCGGTGCAAGTCGGCCACGCATGAAATCGCACTGGCCGCCGGGACCATGGCAGGACGAGCCCGATCGGCTCGAGTGGAAGGACGAGCGCACCGGACTTGCGTGCAAGATCTTGCGCGAAATGCGGCTTGGCCAGTTGAACGGTTATGTCGGCGTGCCGCCGACGCATCCATATAGCGGCTGGCAGTTTAGCGACGACATCAAGCTCGCACCTGGCGACCTCAAGGACAGCACGATCAACGACGTCGGCATCTTCGAGGCTTTCATCTATGCGATGCGGGGCGCGGACGAGCGCGGCACCATCCCGCTCGGCATGACGCTCAAAACACACCGGGGCATCACGTTCTCCGGACAGATGATCAATGACGCGGCGGCGTTATGGTGGTTCGGCTTCGATTGCGGCCATTGCGATGACCTCTCGCCGGGAATGTTATCGATGAGAATGAGCCTTCCGCACCAGGTCTACCGCGACTTGGACTATGTGAAAAAAGAAGTGACCGCGCTGGCGTTCCAGTTAAGGCAACTCGAGACCCGCGTCCTGCTCGACAACGGCATACTGAAATTTTTGAAAACCGAATGACGCCCCGCGAGCTCATGAGTCGCATTGTCTGGGGCAAACCGGATGCCCGGCCGCGGCTTCTGTGCGCGCTCTGTCACGGCGCGCTGCCTGAAGTTCCACTCATGCTTTGGAAGGAAGACGGATCCGGGGCCTCATTCTGCGACGCTTGCGCCGAGCAGGTTTTCCAGGTGCTCAAGCCAAGCCTACGGTCGCGATAACAGTTCGCTGTCGATGTTTTCCAACCCCAGGATGCAATAGCCGACGCTGAGCCCTTTGAGCGGCGCGACGCAGCCGAGGCCGGCACCACGCAGGACATAGGTGATACGTCGGCGGGCTGAGCGCCCGGTATAGCGCGCTGTCGCTCGGTCAGGATGATCACCCGGCTCCCATTCGAGGAGCTCGAGGACGTCGCCGACCTGATAGCCGCGATCGTCGCGCCGAAGTTCGAACGTCCTTTTTCCGTTTGCGATGTCTTGAAAATGCTCGGGCCAGGATTTGAGCTCGTGCCATTTCATCTTGCGAGCGCTCCGCGAATCGAATAAAAAGCCTGCACAGCCTCTTCATAGCCGCGTCTTCGGGCGCGGCTTTTTCTTTTTCAATGCCGCCGCCATAAGCTGCGCAAATCCGCGACAATGTCGTGCCGATCGCGCCAGAGCACATAGCAGCCGCCGAAGCCCAGAATGCCGGCAATGATCGACAGGAAGATTACCGCCGCCAGCGGATGCCCCTGCTTGGCGAGATTGTCTGCGCCTTGCTGCGCCATCAGGCCGATCAGCGGCGCGCCGCCGGCCGTCATCATGCTCGCGCCTTCGCTCGAATCGATTCGATGGCAAAGCGGCGGGAGGCCTTGTTGCGAGTCAACATATCGAGGTAGCTGAAAACCGGCCCGGGGATCTCGCGCTCGTCATTGGCCCAACGCCGAGTCGTCCGCGGATGCACGCGAAGCAGTTGCGCCGCCTCGTGTTGCGTGATGCCGATCTTGTCGAGCGCCTTGGAAAACTGAGTAGCGGTCATCATTGTCGTTCACCCTTAAAACCTCCTTCCGCACTCGGGCGAGAATGTAAGAGACCGCTGGCCTTGACACAAGCAGGGCCACTGGTCACCATCGCGCGATGAGCGATCCTGATTGGACCGATAATCCCGCACCCTACCCATGGCGCACGTGGCCACAAGCCTTCGTCATGTACGGTCTGATGGCTCTCGCAACATGGGGCGTTATCGTCGTCATCATGCTGAAGCTCGCCAAGGCGCCGCAATGAAACCGATCTGCGTGAACTGCCAGCGATTCTACCGTCCCAGAAAGAACGGCGTCTATTTCGTCGAGATGGCGCCGAAGCATCCTGGCGCCGCGGCCGGCCGCAAGGCACCGCACGCCTGGCGCCCCTATAAGGTCTGGTGTGGCGACCTCTGGCTATGCCCCGACTGCGGGCACGAGCTCATCATCGGCGTCCCCACGGTTGCGGTTTCTGAGCAATTCAAGCCGGACTTTCAAGACACTATCGCCAACAGAGAGGCCAACTGGCTCGAGGTAAAGGATTGCTGATCATGGGATACGCCTATTGCACGAGTGCCTGCTTCGGCTGCGGCCGGCTGTTTTCCTACAACCCGAACCACGTCCCGAGCATTCGCCATCCGCGCACCGGCAGCCGAGAACCGATCTGCCAGGCCTGCGTCGATCGATCCAACCCGGAGCGGATCAAAAACGGCCTCGAGCCGATCAAGCCGCACCCGCAAGCCTATGAGCCGTGTCCCGAGGATGAGCTCAACTGGGGATAAACTGTGCGGGGGGTCGGCCTGGTCGTCCTGGCGATCGCCGCGATTGGCGTGGCTCAAGGGGCTGAGCTCAAGATCCGCTGCCAGGTGGCGCCGGCCGACAAGCGCTATTATGCCTGGCGCGAGATCGACGGAAAAAAATGTTGGTTCAAGGGTTCGCGTGATACACCGAAATCGATGCTATTCTGGGGCCCTGATGAAAATGTCCGACGAGCTCGCAGCGCTGCTGACCGTGGCAGCGATCGCTTTCCTAACGCTGGTAGTGATTTTGCGCCCGTTAGCGTGACCGTACTGCCGTGGGCGCCCGAACCGATGCGCGCGATCGGCGCCTTCGAGCAGCGCTGGCGCGACCTGATGATCGACCTCAAGGCCGGCCTATTTACTGATCCGACCCCTTCCCGCTGGAAGTAGGGCGCCGCCGTTGCCGCTGCCGTTGCTCGACGCGTTTTGTCGCCCAAGAGATGATTGCATCGGCCTTGCTCCAATCCCTGATAATCGCGGGATGGGGATGCTTCATTCCGAGCTCGGTGCGGATGGATTCGATTTCCGCTTCCGTGGTCGCAGCGATCAAGCGTTGATAAAGCGGTTCAAACTCTGGCGAGTCCGGACGCGGCATTCGCACTACCGAAAAAGAACGGCGGCGAAAATAGAAATAGGTGTGCCCGCGGCGATCTTGAAAGCTCACGACATAACGAGGGTTTTTCATCACAAGCTCGCAAGCACGATAGCGATGAGCAGCGCGCCACCAAGCAATAGGGCGATCTTGGCCAGGTGGATCGTGAAGAATCGCGGCTTCACGCGAGCTCAACTGGAAAGTTCGTTTCCCAACCGCGCGGATCACTGTCTCGCTCGCGCATTTCCTTCACGCGGAACAAGCAATCGTTGTATTGCGGCTTAAAAAACGCGCTCTGCGTCCAGGCGACGGCGTCATCTTTATCGGCGAACGCCCCGATGACTTCAAAGTCGCCTGCGCCCTCGAGCGGTGTAACGATGACGATATAGCTCATTTGTGCGCCGATCACCACATCCAGATCCACATCATTGCGAATAGCAGCACGCCGATGAAGAACCATCCCCAGCTTCCGTACCAGAAAGCTGCCATGACGCCGATCAGGATCCCGCCGATCGCCACGGTGAGATCGAGCCGCGTGACGTCATAGCCGAATAGCTTCATGCCGATCGGCTTGGGCCCCGGCAGCCACGACGCGCACCAGTCCATCGCCCGATTATAGGCGGTCGAGAGCCGGCGCTGTATCGTCATCATCATCGGCCCTGCTCCTCTTTGCCGGACGCCATGACATTGCCCTTAGCATCGCGCGTGGTCGTCGTGCCGTCCGCGTCCCTGGTCGTGGTCGAGATGATGTTGCCATCGGGATTGCGCGTCGTTGCGACGTTGCCGCTGACGCTGGTGATGCCCATGACCTTGCCACTCGGATCATAGAGCGTGCGCGAGCCATCGGTGGCGATCTTGGCCGTGCCGGTGAGTTCGCCCTTGCCGTCGCGGTAATAGATCGTGTTGCCGGATGTGGTCGCCGTGCCGACGATTTGGCCTTCGGGCGATTTGATCGTCATGGTGCGCGTAGTCGGCGGCGACGGAGTCAATGATTGCGCCATCGCGGTCGGAGCGAAGAGCGCAACAGTAAGAAATAGCATCTTAATCATTTTGTTTGCTCCATAAAGAACGAGCCCGGCGCAGAGGTAGCCACCGGGCTCGCGCCGAACGGCAATGATTTGCGACGGATCGTGCCGTCCGGTTTCCGTTACGCAGTCGCCAGTTTCTTGCGACGACGTTTCCACTGCCAGCCACCGAAGCCGAGCATGCCGAGAAGTCCCGGCAGCCCCGCGCCGACGATTGGTCCCGGCACCGCAGCGGCGGACAGAGCGCCGCCGAGATTGGCAGCCCCTTGTCCGTTCGTCACGATGTGGAAATCGACGCTGGCGTTGAATGTTGCCGGAAGATTGAACGCACCGAACGCGGCATCATGACCACCGGAGATCGGTCCCGTGAAGGTCGACGAGTCGATAGCCGTGCCATTGATGTCAGTCGTGATCGTCGCGACCCAACCGGCAGAGAGGCCGGTCGCATCGAAGCCGCTCAGCAATGCGGTCAATCCGGTCGGGCTGGTGAGCCCGATCCCGAGCACGTTCAAGTCCAGCGTATGAGCACCGGCAAGGGTTTGCTGGACCGAGATCGTGTTGCCTTGCAGAAGGAAGGGCGGCGGAACACCGCCCGGTCCGTTGGTCGATCCCGTCGCCAGGATCGTGAAGTCACCGAACGCGACCGGACCAATCGATGCCGTAGCGGTCGGAGTCGGAACGGTTGTCGTTGCCCCACCATCCTCCGAAGCAGTGAAGGTGATGGTTGCCGCATAGCTGGCCACCGTCATGGCGAGCAGCGAGGCGGTAGCAAGTACAAGCTTTCTCATTTCTTGTCGTCCCCAAAAATTTAGAGGGAAGTTTCCATCACGGCCGACTGGTCGTGATGGTCGTTAATGGCGCGTTGCGCCATATCGCGACGGCTTAGGCTTGTCGCCTAGGCCGCCTGATGCCGCCACCACGCATACCGCTTCTGGCGAACGCGAGCGAGCACAAGCACTCCCAAACCGAGCAGGCCGGGAATACCGGCGCCGACGATTGGGCCGGGGACCGGAGCCGCGACGTTGATGCGGTAATGCTCGTAATCGTTGATCACGCCGCCGGTATCGAGCAGCGTAAACCCCGAGATGGTTTCACCATTAACCGCGAGCAGCGTAAACCCGGATTGCGCGTTCGGGTCGATGGCACCCAGATTAAAGGTGAAGGTGCCGTCTGTGGCTGTCACCGTCGCAGTCACGGTGCCGGTGCCCTTTAGCGAAAAGACATCGGTCGATGTGTCGAGCAGTGTGCCACTACAGTTGGTCTTGTCGCTACAAACGACGACATTAAGATCGCTGGTGTTGCTGATCTTGATGTCGTTGCCGTTCGACGCGCCGGTGAAGCTTCCGTTCCCCGACAGATCGGTGAACCGAGCAAAACCGGTATGTTGGCCGTTGAAGCTGCCAAAAGCGACACTGCCGCTGATGGAGTCAAAGACCACGTTATCGCCGGTCCCGCTCAACTGGTTGAGAAGGATCACGTCGGCGCTTGCTGGAGTCGCGAGTCCAAGCGCAAGTAAACTCGCGGCGAGTAGAAAGTTCTTCATTTACCATTCCTCCCCTGTGGGATGAGGTTTAGAGCCGCACCCTGGCACCCTGGCAAAAATACCACTGGCCGGCAATGACAGTTTTTTGAATTTGAACTTTTTGGCCGCTGGCCCTCTTATTGACACATGACCAGTGGCCCGCTATATGAGCGGCTGTTCAGGGCGGGTTCACGCCCGGACGACTCAGGGCGGGTCCACGCCCGGGAATATAGGTTTATGAAAGCCTTAACCGTCGTCCTCATCGCAGCCGCGACGCTGCTGGTGCCTGTGACCCTTTATACTGCACTGCAGCCGAAACCTCCCGACCAGGTCATCCGTTATCTGCCCGCCATCGAGGTCGACGCGCCGGCCGACTGGCAAAACGCTTGTGTGTGATGGCTGACATGTTCATTTCCCCTCCTTTGAATGGCGTCATTTACGTCGCCGAGCTCCCGCGCCGTCGTGCTCGCCGGGCCAACGGTCTGCACTGGTCGCGGGTGACAGTTGAACCGATCGCCGATGGCGGGCGACGCATAGAGGCGGGCCAAGTGCCCAAACAGATACGCCGCGCCGCTTACCGATTATTTGCAGGAGATCAAATTCGTGAGTCGGACCGGACCAGACTGCCCCCCAGTTGTCCGGACCGTACTGGGGAGCCGTCTGGCTCGTCCGCCGCACAAAAGGCGGCTCCCCAAACCTTTCATCCGGAGCTCTGAAACATGCCTATTCCCAACGAATCTGGACTCAGGTCGCTGATCGCCTCGCTACGCGATATAGCCGAAGAAGGTTGCGGAGACATAGACGAAGACAGTGAGTACCGCGAAGCCTGCAGAACAGTCGCCGAGTTCTTAGAGCTTTGCATTGATAAGGCCCACGCCGAAGCGAAGGCGTCTCCGTTTGCCGAGTTTGTGGAAAGCATCGAGAAGCAAGCACATGCGCCAGAAAACGAATGACCCGAATTCAGTCATCCGCGACGTGCTCGCCGCGGTGTTGCGCAACGTCGATTTGCCGACGGCAAAAAAAATCGCCGCGGACCTGCGCGAGATCCACGGCGATCAACGGTTCCGGAACATGGTCAATGGCATCTGCGCGATCGTCGAGCTCGAGGCCGATCGACCGCCAGTGCATTGAAAGGGGAGGATAACCCTGAAGAAAGAAAGAGGCTTAAAATGTATAAGTTAGCTCTACTTGCTACCGCATCAGCGCTGACATTGGCGACCGTCGCGAAAGCCGACACCGTCACGATCGGCTATTTCGACCCATCGCCGCAAGCAAACATGTCGGGGATTCAGATCCTCGGCACTAACACCGGCGCGTTTCCAATCGTTCAGTTGACGGGTCTGCCGATCTTCCCTAACACCCCGCCGCAATCGCCGCAGACGTCGTTTGGCTTTGATCACATCATCGCAATGGTGATTCCGCCAGGCGGCAATCAATTCAGCGGCGGACTTGGCGGCACATTCCCGACGTTTGAATTTGCCTTCAATGATGGTTTCGCCCCGCCGCAAGGCGGCGTCTCATACCTGTACGCATCCTGGCGCGGCACGTTCACCGGCGGCACGGCGATCACCATGCCAACAATGTGGGGCACCACGGAAACGCCTGCAGTTGGCACTCCTGGTTTCACCGTAACGTCGCAAGTGCTCGTCTGCTCGACGCCTAACCCGTTCTGCGGACCGTTCGTCGGCGGCACGTTCTCGTTCGGTGGGCAAGACCAGTTCACCAATACGCTGCGAACCGACTCAACAACTCTAACCGCGTTGCTGCCAGGACAGGACTTTCAAATAACGGAATTGTTCGCGTTCCAGGGTGGCAGCCATCCGCCGTTTGCCCAGGGTGACGTCGGTGCTTTCATCATGACCACGCTCAACGCGCCGACGCCCGTTCCTGGGCCGATCGTCGGCACCGGTCCGGTCGCTGCGTTCATGGCGCTGGGCATGGCGTGGCTCGCCCGTCGCAGGAGGCAGCGGTGTCAATAATCTGGGTTGAGCTCGCGGCTATCGCGTTGGGCGTCATTCTGTTGGGCATCACCGTGCGGATAACACTGCAATGACCACCAGAGACACAATCAACGCGCTCGAAATCGGCGTCGCCATCGTGCTTGCGGTGGCGATCGCCATCATCATCACCGTGGTCGCAACAACGCATCCGGCGGCCGCGCAGACGACAAACATCTATGACGCCCGCGGCAACAAGGTCGGCTCGACCACCCGCAACGGCAATACGACAAACACCTATGACGCCCGCGGGACTCGAGTTGAGTCCTCGACCACGACCGGCAACACCACGAACTACTACGACCCCCGCGGCAACAAGCTCGGCTCGAGCTCGACGCCGACAACGGGAGGGAGACGCTGATGCCCGCGGACGCGTTTGTCATTCCCGCCGGACAGTCACGCCGCAAAGTGCGCGACTTTCTGCGCAGAGAGGTCAATAAGCTATTTACTCGCGAATTCGTTGCTGAATGGTTTGGCAAGGACATAACCGATGAACTGATGGCCAAGGATTTGATCGAGCCGGCCAGGGAAAGACGTTACAGCAGAACCGACGACACCACTGATGGCGAGCTCATCCCCGGCTATTATCGGCTCGCTGAGCCAGGAAGGCGTTTCGCAAGCAAACTATTGCTCAAGCCGATCTCTCGCACCAAAGCCGACGAGCTTCTCGCCCATTTGATCAAGCGCGCTCGAGCCATCAATCGGAATTCAGAGTTGCTGTACTACGTTAGCTCAATCAATGTGATCGGAAGCTACCTCACCGATGCGCAAATCCTCGGCGATGTCGATGTTGAGGTTGAGTTCGAGCACAAAACCGCATGCTACCAAAAGCACAAGGAAATGGCGATTGCTCGCGCGCATACATTGGCACCGTTTCGATATTTCTATCTAGCGTCTGACGAGCAAGATTTCTGCAGACACGAAGTCTACAAGATCCTCAAAGACCGCAACCCATATCTATCGGTGCTGAGTTCGCGCGTTGATACGCCCGATCGACGTTTGATTTTTTCCGCACGACGTCCGCGAGAGAGGAAGCAATGTTTGTAGACGAAGAGGAACGCGCAGTCGCCATCGCAGCCACACTTGTATCGATCGGCGCCGTGTTCGCCCTCGGTACCTGGGCGACGCTCACGCTCGTGATCTGGTATTTCGGGCTGTGAGAAAAGAATACGTCCATATCAACTGGGGCGCATGCAGCGATTGGGACGCCGCGCGCTCGAAAATGGTGTTCCTCGGCGTCGTGCTTTACGGCAATCACTGCGACGTCGACGGCGACTCGACAAACATTCGCCGCCAGCTACAGCGGCGCGGGCTCAAGGTGGTACGCGAGGACTTTCACGATAGCCACGGCACGCGGCCGCTGTTGCGCGTTTCTGATGAGAATGAAAAGCGATGACGAGCCTCAGCATTTTCCTCATCGCGATCGCACTGCTCTGGATCTGCAGGAAGCGCAGGCACGAGCTCACGCGTACCGAGGCCGGCGCGATCGCGGCCATCGCCCTCTATTCGCAACTGACACCGGAGCAGCGAGCTCAAGCCGAAGACTACGTCATCAACCTGGCAGCAAAGGACCGATAATGCGGAAGCCGAAGTCTGACGATCCTGAGAAGATCCAGCATTACAAGACGCAGCGCAAAGCTATCGCCGCGCGCTACTATCAACGCCATCGTGAGATCATCAAAGTCTCGATGATGCTCGACATCTCGATGAAACAAGCGCGAGCAATCGCTCGAAACCAGGGGCTCCGGACATGAAGTTCTTCGGAACCGTGATCGTCTTCGCTGCCCTCGCCTTGGCGGCGGCGATCGTTCACGCGAAGGCGCAAGGCATTTATATGGGCCGCGACGGCCGAGCTCATGCCCAGGTCATCGTTGACCCGGACGGCCGCGGCTGGCCAGTGGCCCCGACGTTCTGCAGCCCCGGATTCGGACCTTGCCCGGTCGTCCTCGGCCCGCCGATCGCGCCGCCCTTGGCCTACGCGCCGCCGGCAGCCGAGGCCTTACCGCCGGCCGCACCCCCAGCGCCGCCGATCGGCTGGGTCTACGGACCTTATACAGTGTGCGGCGACCCGCCGGCTTGCACCACCGGCGCCGTGAGTGTGGCGGCCGATGGTCTCAACGTCCGCGCCGCGCCTGATGGGCCCCCGCTCATGGCACTGGTCAACGGTACTCCGCTCATTCCGGTTGGACGCAGGGGGCGCTGGATCCTGGTCGCCGCCGGCTGCAATCTGACCCCGACCTTCGCCTGGTCATGGACGGCTGGCGTCCCGCTTAATCGTTGCTGGGTGTACTAAAAAAACCTGCGCCAAAAAAAGCGCAGGTTTCCCATTGTTTACTTTTTAGCCATTTTCGACCACTGGCCCCCGTCCGTTGGCCCTGTTAAGCTGATCGCGTCATGACCGGCAAAGAATACTGTGACGCGCTCGAGCTCCTCGGCTTGAACTTTGAGAGCGCTGCTCGGTTCTTGCGCATGGATTCGCGCACGAGCCGACGCATCGGACAAGGTGATGACACCCTCGGATGGCCGCGAGCAGCATTGCTACGACTCATGGTCGCCCGTCGCATAAAGACGCAAGAGGTCGAGGAGCTCATGCGTGATTTTAACCAGGAGAATGACGAATGAAACGGCAGCGAAGTTTGCTTAATCTGTCAGAGCGAATCCGAGTTCTTGACGACGCAGGATTGAAGCCGGGAGCGATCGCCCGATTGCTTGACACCAAGTATCAGAACGTCCGCAATGCGCTGATCTATGAGCCGCGGCGCCGATACGTTCGGAGAGCTCGCCGCCGATGACAGAACGGAGGAACAAATGAAAGAATTGTCCGGACACAAGCTAAACATTTCACCTACAGACCGCATCGCAAGATGCCAATGCAACGCTTGGCAATGGCCGTGCGGTTCTGATTTGCCGGAAGCCTACGCTGGTCATATCAAACAAGAGCAAGAAAGAGAGGCAGCGATGATCGCATACAGCGAAACCTACAAGCCGCCTTCTCGTCTTGCCAAAGTTGGTCAGCTTGCCATTCTATTCGCTGCGTTCGCGTGCGTCATGTTCACCGTGCTGCACTTCATCGGATGAGAGCATGCACCACGATTTCAAATACGGCGTCTACGTCGCGGGCGAAGGCCATCGCCATTTTGCCACTTTCCGAGAAGCGAAAGCCTATAAGCAGACGATGCAAAAAGAACACTGGTACGTCTGCATGTATCAGGTCAACACAGAAGACGTTCCGCCGATGACCTATCAGATCGCGGCCGACGGATTCTCGTCGATCCTTTGCCTGATTTGTCAGAGGCGATCGTATAATCTGAACGACGTCAAATATCGCTACTGCGCGCACTGCAAACGATTCCACAACTGCGACCCGCGCGGCGGATAGATAGACGCCTTGATCACAGCGGCTAGGTTCATCCTGTTATTCAGGCAGATGATGGAGCAGGTCTAAATGACCCAGAATCAAGTTGATGAGGCCCACGCCCTCGCCGCTCGCTTAACTATCAAGCTGCGCTCGCAGTGGGCTGTTGTCGAGAAGAACGTGCTTCAAGACATCTGTAACCATATGAGTGTAGTTGTAGAGGCTCTGCGCACTGCGAGGATTGATTGATGCCCATCTTTATAAAAGAGGAGCGCCCATGGCTGAGTTTGATTGGTTTGACTCTTGGGCGACAACACCGCGCTTTACGCGCAAGCTCATTCCGCTGAAACCCGGCGAGGAGGCTCCGGTCGATCTGCTGATTGGAGTTGTCGAAGGCTTCCGCTTGGAAACCGATGCTGAGTTGCGCGAGCGCATATTGAAATCGAGCGACTCTCAATGAGAAAAAAGGACTTCATCGACACCCGCGACCATCAGCCGATCGTCGACGCGATCAAGCCGCTACTGGCCGGAAAGTCGCCTATGATCCAGAGCTCCGTGCTCGCCGATCTGCTTTCGATCTGGCTCGCCGGCATCCGGCCGGATCTGCGGGAGGAACTCCTGCAGGGCCATATTCGGCTCGTGCGCGAACTCATTCCGCTCGCCGAGCGTGAGCAGTTCGGAGCTCGAGGCCACCCCGGGCGCCAGCGGCCCAAGGCGATTGCCAAGAAGAACCCCTGGGCGCTGTAAAAAAAAGGCCAGCGACAGAGCGCTGGCCCAAGGGGGGATGAAGTTCGGATCGTTTACTGCGGCTTCGGCTGTGCCGGCGGCTGGCCAGCAATCGGATGTGCAGGCGCAGGCGGCGGTGTCTCGATCAGGAACCAGACGCCACCAACACCAACGACGTAGACATGCACCAGCGCCTTCTGCCCGTCTTCGACGCCCGGGGGTGGGGGGATGACGATCGGGTGCGTCGGCGACTGTCCGTTGCCTCCCTCGGGCGGCTGCTCGCCGGGCGGAATCGGAATGTAGATCGGCGGGGTCGGGAACGGCTCATTGCCACCGCCCCAAATGCCGGGCGGCTGACCACCGGGCGCGATCGGATGCGCGGGCCAAGCCGGCGAGCCACCCCAGAAGCCCGGAGGCTGACCACCGGGTGCAATCGGGTGCGCAGGCCAAGCGGGAGTCCCGCCCCAGAAGCCCGGAGGTCTTCCGCCGGGCGCGATCGGATGAGATGGCCAAGCGGGAGTCCCGCCCCAGAAGCCGGGCGGCTGACCACCGGGCGCGATAGGATGAGCAGGCCAACCGGGAACGCCGAAGCCGGGGTCGACCGGGCCAGTGCCGACCGGCATGATGTAGGCGAGAAAGCCATTCATGGTCTGAACTCCTTGATTGTAGGGGGGGAAACTTCGCTTATTGCCGCAAGTTGGATGCTAGGCCCGTGATTGCCTCTCTGGAAAGGGCCAATGGTCAAAAAACGGTGGAAAGTTTAGTTTCGACTCAGGTCCGCATTCTCCCATGCCCCCGAGAAGTATCCGATCATCGCGAGAATAAGCAACACCGCGATGACAGCGGCCGCGATCCAGATCCAGCGGTGAGTCGAGGCATCAAAGCCGGCGCCGGCCATGGGGGGTCTACCTCAGCGGACGCCAGCCGAAACCGCCGACGCCGAGCAAGCACGAGAGCAGCGCAAAAATCACCCAAATGATGAAGATGAGAATCATCGCCCAAATCACTATGTTCAGCGCCGCCGCAACGAAGCCGAGCAGTCCAGTCGGGGAAGGGCCAGGGGCCATGGGATTGGTGACCGGCGGCCAGAAGGCAGCATTCGCACCGCCGCCGCTGAGCGCCACGATGAGAAGTCGCAGCAACGCGACTACGGCGATAAGGATCACCACATCGACCGCTAGATTTTCCCAAAATGCCAGAGAGAGACACGACATGACGACCTCCCTTTATTTGCCGGCCTTCGGCGGCTCGAGCTCCTCGGCTCGCCAAGGCCGGTCATGATACTTCGCCGGGTGCGGCTTCACTGGTTTCGGCGGCGTCTGATAGCGCGCGCGGATCGAGGCCGCCATGCGATCATAGAACTCGAGCGCGGCGCGGCGCGCCTCTTCACAAGCTCGGCAGGTCATTTGCGCTGTTGCTCCTGTCCTTCCCGCATCTTCTGTTCCTCATCTAGCAACTCCCGCTCGCGTTTGTTAAGTGCCTGCGCGGCTAAGCCATAGGCGCGACGTGCATTGTTCATTCCGTTCTTGAATTGCGTCGCGTCAGCGGGAGCGCCAGTCGCAAGCCATACGCCCCACAACTTCAATAACTGCGCTTGATAAGCTTCGCGGAGCGTCTCTCGATCCAGCCGCAACAAGGTAGCATCGAGCGGCGTATCGCCATAGAGATCGACCGGACGTAGCGACGACTGCTGTGCATCGGCCTTGTCCCAACTTCCGCTGAAATAACCGTAGGCCGCGAGCGCAAACAGGATGATCACGACGATGACGAACGTCACCACGATGCGCTGCGGAAGAGTCAGTTCGTCGAGCGATTTGATTCTCATCGCACATCACGCCACTTCTGCGACCTCGAGAATTTTATCGACCTCGGCGAGCATCCTGTTTGCTTCCTCGGCGATCTGCACTTCCATGCGCCCGATCGGGCCCCAGTGCTGGCGCAGGTTGCGAATACCGATCGCCGCGCTCTCAACTGCGAAGGCCGGGCAGACTTTGGTGAGCTCCTGAAAGTCGGCGCCGACGCCGCTGCCGTAATTTTCCCAATCGCTCGGCGAGCAATCGACTTCGCGCTCGAATGCTGCGAGTTGGCACTGCGGTTCTGTCCCGCTCAGCGCGTGCCGATATTCGTCAAAGATCCAATCGGCGTCGGTGGCGCAGACATGATAATTGTAAGAGGTCTGGAACAGCCCGGCTTCGCAGGTTTCCGCTTCGACGTTCTCGGCGCTTTGATCGCGGCCGCAGCAATGCTCGCCCGAGCTCTCTCTCATTCCAAGACCGAGGAGAAATACAAAAACATGCCGCAAAGTGCGACGGCCAGGGCGGCTGTTATCCATGCCATGTTTTTGAAATTCCGAACGGTAGAGGGCGAGCGCATCCACGTCATCGTTTCCCGTGTCAGCCTTTGCCATCTCGTAAGCTGCGCCATCGCCGCGCTCGTATTTCCGCACGACGGTCGCATACGCTAGCGCCATGCCCTGGACATAGCCGATCGGCGCGACGCCTCTGTCCTCCCAGAGCAAGTCTGCAACGTCACTGCTCGCGGCCGCATCTTCGATGTCTTGGATTGTCTCAGCGGCGAGCGGCGGCAGCATTGCCGGCGGATAATCCGGCAGCCGGTATTCCTTACTGAGCGCCGCCCAGGTGTCAGGCCCGACCTCGCCATCGACCGGCTCGAGGAGCTCGCTGCGCTGAAATGCCTCGACCGCGTCCTCGGTCTTGGGCCCGAAGTCGCCATCGATCGGCGAAACCCGCAGACACTCTTGCACCATCCGCACCGCCGAGCCGTAGTCGCCGGCACTGATCGTCGGCGGCATTTGCTTGTCCGCCTCATCGGGCGGGCGCTCGGGTCGCGCTGGCCGTTCCGGCCGCTCTGGCCGTTCCGGCGGCTGCGGCTTTTCGGGCCGCTCATCATCATCATCATCGTCGCCGACAAGCGCCGCGGCGATCGCCGCACAGAGCCCTTGAAAGTTTGCGTTGTAGTGCTCGGCGTCGGTCGTCGAATCGACGAAGCAGACCTCGAGCAGGATCGCCGGCTCCTCGGTATTGTTCAGGAAATAGAGCCCATTCTCCTTGGCGCCGCGATCGGGAAGATCCAGAGCCTCGGCCATCGCCGCCGAGACCGCGGCTGCGAGCTCGGGCTGCGTGGCATGCCAGACCTCACAGCCCTTCGGGTCATCGGTCGTCTCGCCCTGAGAAAGATAGGCGTTGAAATGCACGCTGACGTCGAGGTCGCGCGTCTGCGCGTTGTGGAACGACACGATGGCCTCGAGGTTCTCGTCCTGACTGCGGCTCTCGTTGTCATGAAACACGATGACATCGACGCCCAGCCGATCGAGATCACCGGCGACCGCCTCGACCACGCGTCGCGCCTCATTGACCTCGTCAAGAACGCCCTCGGCGCCGCGGACATATTTGCCGTGCCCGGAACTGATGACGATGCTGGACATGGAGGTTTCCCCTTTAGTTTGCGCCAGACGTGAACGACAACGCGGCGAGTTTCGTTACAAGTGCGGCAGGTCACCTGATCCGCCTCGCGCGCAAGGTGCCGAAGCCGTTCACATTCCCGGCCGCGCCATAACCTACAGACCCATTGAGAAAGATCGTAGTTGGAGCAGCAACAGAATAGCGCTGCTCCATAATTGTGTATTTTACGGCGCTGATTGTCGAGAATACATCCGCGCCATGGAGAAACGCATAGATCGTTTGCCCTGTATCCGGCATCGCCCCATTAGTCGGACTAATCGAACCGCCGACATAATTGACCAGAGTACCTGGTCCACCTGTGAAACCGATGCACCCCGATACATCCCAATCACCCTGGGACAATAATATACTGACAACGCCTATCGACCCTCCGTTCGGTATGCCGCTCGCGCTTGTTTGCGGGAGGCTAGCAAGTATTTGCTCACCAACAAGACCGACCCCCGCATTGCTACCATCAGTCTTGCCGACAATGCCACCAACCGGAAAAATTTGGCCATTGACTGTTAAAGCCGCTAAGGTCGTGCCACTACCTTGGCGATTAATCGTCAACGGAGAATCAAGGAACACACCTGCATCGTTGTAACGGCTAATAGCAAAATCACTGCCCGCACTGCTGCCTGTCTCAGTTGCGCTATTACCAAGGACGACGTCCCAGCGCGCGTTCGCGCCGTTAGCGCCGCGGAGGGTCGCGTTCTGTCCCGACGCCGCTTTGATGAGAGTGAATAATGGATTCGCGTACTGAACTGTCAGCGCCCCCGTGAGCGTCCCGCCGCCGAGCGTGAGATATGGGCCGCCGGTAAGATAGCCGAGCGACTTGACCCATGCCGTCGTTGCGATGGTCGCGTCGTTGCTGGCCGTTGCTGGCAATGGTGCTTGCGGCGTGCCGGTAAAGATCGGTGACGCTAGCGGCGCAAACGACGCAGTGACGAAGGCAGTCGTCGCGATCGACGTATCATTGTCACCCGGCGACGGTGTCGGCGCGGTCGGATTCCCAGAGAACGCTGGCGACGCGAGCGGCGCGAATGAGCCGGCGACAAATTGCGTGGTCGCAAGCTTGAGCGAATTGTCGGCTGCGGCCGGCGTCGGCCCGGTGGGGCTCTGCGAAAAAGATATGATACCGGTGGCGCGCGTGATGAGGAAAGGAGTGCCGAGCAGCGCGCCGCCGTCGTCGTATCTCTGGATCGAAAAGTCGTAGCCAGCGTTGCTGCCGCTTTCGGTGCCGGTGAACTGCCACTTCCAGCGCGGCTGGCCGACTGTCGAGTTGAAAAACTCGAATACTGTGCCCTGGCTAGTTACCGAGCTCCATCTTTGAATCGCAAGGCCGCTTGGCGGATTGACGTTTAATTGCGGGGTGCTGCTGGCCCAGTTGATGGCGAGGCCGCCGGTGAGCGTGCCGCCGGTCAGCGCGAGATAGGTACCGAGGTTCGCCTTGACGAACGCGGTCGTGGCAATGCTGGTGTCGTTGTCGGCGGTCGCCGGCGTCGGGGCGCGCGGATCTCCCGTGAACACCGGCGAGGCCAGGCCGGCAAAGCCGAGCGACGAGGGATTAATCCCTTGGATCGTTGTCGGGCCGGTCCATTGCGCAAGCTGACCGTTCGTCGGCGTGCCGACGTTTGAGACGTTGCCGGTGCCAGGACCCGACGGGCCGACCGGACCGACCGAACCCTGCGCGCCCGCGACATTGAGGTCCCAGTCAGCATAAGTGCCTGAACCGTTGACCAGGTCGATGTTAACGATCAGCGACGTCCCGCTGTAGGACGTGACCAGCCCTTCCATCCATGCCGTCGGCGCGCCCGCTGAAGAAACACGCACCCGAGCTCCCGCCGAATAGGCGAGGCCGGACTGCGTTGTGAGGGTCGCCGAGCCGAGAACGATCGGAAGCGAGGAGCTCGAGGTCGCCGCATAGCCCGGGCCCGATGGTCCCGCGGGCCCCACTGGGCCATTACCACCAACCGGGCCCGTTGGGCCAGCCGGTCCCGTCGGACCGGGGTTGCCTTGTATATTGGCGATGATCGAATAGGTGCCCGACGCTTTGAGGTAGACGTTGCTGTTCGATGTATCGAGGTAATAATCGCCATTGACACCGAGCGTGCTCGCGGGTGCGCCAACGCCATTGCGCCACACCGACCCGGGAACGCCTTGCGGCCCGACCGGACCAATGGCGCCGACGCCGCCGACTGGACCCGTGATGTTGGCGGTGATCGCGTAAACGCCCGCCGCGCGTTGGTAGACGTTGCCGTTCGAGTCATCGAGCCAGTAATCGCCGTTGACGCCGGTCGCGTTGTTGGGCACGCCGGTGCCGTTGCGCCAGACCGACCCCGGAACTCCCTGAGGACCCTGGGGCCCTGCCGGCCCGCCCGATGGACCTTGCGGCCCGACCGGACCGACCGCACCCTGAACGCCAGGTTGGCCGGCGCAGTTGATCTGCCAGTTCGAATATGCCCCGGTGCCCGACGCGAGATCGCCGTCGATCGTGACCATGGCACCGTCCCAAGCCGTGACGATGCCCTCGAGCCAGACGTTGGAAAAGTTAGCCGCGGTCGCACGCAGCCGCGTACCCGGGAAGAACGATCGATTCGTCTCGTTGATCAGAAAGCTTTTATTGATGACTGTGTCGATCGTGTTCGGCGTGTTCGATGTTCCGGCAACAAGCGGACCAGCGGCCCCATAAGAGCCAGCAACGCCGACTGCGATCGGCACACCCTCGCCATTCGTAGCGAGGGCGGCATTGCGACTATTTCTGATGCCGGTGATCGTCATGGGTAAGTTACCGCGATACGTTTATTGACTGGCTGCTTGGTGACGCCCTCGATGATCGTCAGATCGATCTGCACTGCGACCCGCGAATTGTGCTCATCGCTGCCGACGATGTCGCCGACATAATCGCCGGCCGCATGGTTCTGCATTTCGACGAGCGGCACTTGGATAATGAGAAAGCCATAATCCGGCGGATTGCCTATCAGCAGCGTGCCGTTATCGGTCGACGCTCCGAAGATGACTTCGGCATCATCTGCCGTGCGTCGGATCTCCATGCTGAATCTGATACCGCGAAGATCGAGTTGCGGCATCTGATTAACATCCCCACTGGTACCATCGTCGATGACATATTTGATCGTGTCGACCCAGTCCTCGTTGTTGCTGGTTTGGATCTGGACCGCGACGACAGGCAGCGCGAGGACGTTGGTGACAGTAGCGGCCATGGTCAGACCTTTTTCGCCATCCGCTGCGGCCAGATCTTATCGCTCGAGGGATCGCGCGGCGCCGCTGTGCGCGCGTGCTCGAGACTCTTGCTGACGACGTCGCTGACATATTTCCACCGCTGATCAAACAACGCTTTGCGATGTCGCACATCTTCCGGCCACTTCGACACGTCGGCACCGTGTCGCATGATCGCGTCGAGCATGTCGTGCAGCGCGCTGAGTTGCTCCGAAACCGGAAACGCATCATCGATCCGACGTCTTGCCTCGGCCTCGACCGGCATTGTGCCGGCACGTTCGCGCCAGTTCTTGGCGAGAAACGGCATCCCGCCGTTGAGCTCGATCCTCGGGCTCTCGATGAGCTCGCGCGGCAACGTCAAGACCGTCATGCCCGCGCCGTGCGCGTCATCAGGAACCGCTTTCTCGTCGTCATAGCAGGCGACGACGATCGGCGTTTCCTCGTTCAGATCGTTGGTGCGTATAAACACCTTCATGAGATTCCCCCGGGGATGATAGGCGGGAAATAATCGATCGCTTGGACCTCGGCCATCCGCGCGACGCAGTTGTCAATGTTGGCTGTCGTCTCGTCGATGGCGGTCGTTGCCGTGGCGATCGCGTCGCTATCTGCCGCCGTTATCGCCGATTGCAGCACATCGACCTCGCTGGTCAGGTCGGTCGCCAGATACAGGATCATCGTGTTGTCTGGCGGGATGTCGGTCGACGCGGCGTTGATCGTCGTATTGATATTTTCGGCATCCGTCTGCACCGCGTTCGCTGCGTTGGCGATGCCGGCGCTGTCGCTATTGGCGACCGCCTGGTCGAGCGTCGCGACATCGGCAACGAGTTGGTCGGTTTGCTGCTGTAGCGTGTCGGAATAGATCGTCATCATCACTATCCGTAATTGATCGAGATCGAGTTGAGATTGCCTTCGGTGTTAGCGGCTGGCGACATCGTCCCGATGCTCGCGTGATATTGCGCCACGATCCCCATGTTGAACGCGTACATGTCGATATTGGCATTTTGAAAGGCAGTCGCCAGCCGGCCCAGAATGGTACCGGTTTGAGAACTGAATCCGTTGCTTCCATTGTGCGTCGATGAGAAGCCGAGCGACAACGTCGTGATGTCGGTGGCGTCGGTGACCATCGCGCCACCATGCGACGCCTCGACTCCGTGAGTTGTGTTGCCGTAAGAGCCGCCGCCCATCATGGTCATTCGCCCGCCGCCGGTGGCGATAAAGCCGCGCGACATGCAACTGCAAACGTGACTATCCTGCGAATAGATATAGCCGCCGCCATCGCAACCGATGCCGATGTCGCCTGATCCCCAGACGCAACACTGAACCACCCTGATCGCCGCATTGCCGAGCGTAGTGATGCCACGCTGACCGAGAGTTAAAGCGTTGGGCCCGGTAACGAGAATGTTCTCATAGATGATGCTGCCCGGGCCGGTGTGCGCTATGCCGAGGCCACCGCTCGGCGGGATCTGCACTTCCGTTCCATAGATCGTGCGCAGCATTCCAAGGTTGGCCGCAGAATCGTTCGCGCGCGCAGGCCCACTATTGCCAGTGCGTTGGAAATTTCCCGTCACCGGCGGCGACTTCCCCGGTTTCAAGGTACCGATGAGCGCAATCCGATCGGCGTCGGGATGGTACGTCGTGATCGTGGCCCCCGTGCCGGTCGGTGCCGAGAACACCGCGGCCGCCAGGATTATGTTCACAGAGCCCGACGTCGAGATACGTTTGCGGCCGAGCGCGGCAAAGAGTTGATTGATCTGATCGACGGTCGATACGTTGAACGATATGTTTTGCGTGATCGTCGTGTTGGCGTAGATCCAGAACGCCGATCCGTCATAGACGAAGACGAGGACGTCGCCGACCTGCATGTCGCCGGGAAGTAATGGCCAGTTCGGATGCCCGCCTTGGGCATAGATCGGCTTGAGCCCGAGGCCGTTGACGTTGATGTTCGAGAACGAGTTGTTCGTGTTCTTGATCTTCACCATGAAGATCTGACCGGCCGAATAACCGGTGAGCGCCGGACTAAAATTAGCGATGACGGTATTTGCCGTCGGCGACGTGTCGACCGTGTAAGGGACGTTGGTGAGAAAGACGCTACCGGCGCCGCCGCCAGCACCGCCAAAATTGACCATTTGAAAAAACGTGCCGTCATAGATCAGATGGATGAGGCCAGCGGCAGGCAGATCGCCCGCCGCCATTTCCGCACCTGTCGGCTTGCGGATCGAAACGCGCCCGGGCCCAGCATCGATCGTCGATGGTCCGGTGTTGGTGTTCAAAACCTTGACATGAAGCGGAAGGCCGATCGTGTAGGCCGCAATCGGCGGATTGAGCGCAACCGACAGCGTGTTCACTGAGCCGGTATCTTCGACGTAGTTCATTCGCTGGGAGCGAATGCCTTTTGCGACCTGCTCGAGATCAGCGGGATCCGGCACCAGCGAACTGTCGGTGATGATGTGGACGAGCTCCCGCATCGGATGCTCGAATGCCTCGGCCGGCGGGATCGAGCCCATTTTTGCCTGGCTGGGATCGCCATTGATGTATGGCGCATCCGGATCGGTGATGCCGTAGGGTTGAACGTACTTCATTTTAACCGACCCTCCTCACGGTGTTCCCTGCATAGGCCCGCCGTAGGCGAGCGCGCTTGTGTCTGGCACGATCATCGTGTGCGCCGGCTTCCAGCGCTGCAGCAAACAGATCGCCTCTTCGGGGATTGAGAATTCGAGATGATGATTGACGCCGGCTTGGCCCGACCCGGCGCGGAACCAGTTCAGGCCGACCTGACCGACTTCGACGGTCCAATAGAACCGCTGTTCTGGCGGTCCGATATACCAACGAAAATGCTTGCCCGCCTCGGCGTCTTCGCGCGAGCGCGTGTCGCCGACTGAGGAGATGCCGCACTGGAAGGGCGAGAACTCTTGGATCTGGATGGTGTAGCCGAGCCACGCCATCAGATCGGTGAAGTATTTCCGCGACTGGCCGCCAAGCCAGGTCATCCACAGCACGAGGATGCGGCGGCGCTGCTCGACTGTCTGCGGAGACGCGAAGCACGGATCCGGCAGACCCCATGCCCGTTCCCAGTCCGGCAGGAGCTCCACGGTCAATCGCGGATCGCTCTCACGCTCGAGCAGGTCCGCGGCACGACTGTCGACGTAGCCATAGAACTGGCAGAGGCCATCGATGACGCCAGCTTCCGTGCTGCCGCCCTCCCGCGGCCAAGCCTGGCCGCGCGGCAGGAGCTCCATAAACGCGTGCGTGTAGTCGTCGCCAGATCGACGGATGTGGCGATCACGGTCCTGGGGATTCGACATGTTTCTAAGGCCTTGGCGGTCCGCCGCCGTAAACGATGTCGCCCAACACCGCCATGTGGCCGGGCGATTGCATCACGTCGTCGAGTGCGGTCGCCATCGAGAACGAGACGACTTCGGGGGTGTCTGAGATCGCCTGATATTTCCACGCCGCATAGATGGTCTGTCCGGGCGCCGCATAAGTGAGCAGCATTTCCCGTAGGCTGAGCTCGATCGCGGCGCGGACTTCTGGGGTGTCTGGCGTGAGATCGTTGATGTAAGCCTCGACCCTTTGCTTCAGCGGCGCGAGGACCCAAAAATCTTTGACCGCCACCGGCCGCACCGTATCGATGTAGCCTTCGACCGCGGCGAGGTCCTGCACGATCGGAAAACCGTCGTTGTCGACGCGAAGGTCGTCGAACATCACGCGGACGGTAACCGTCCCGATGCCTTGCTCGAGCGGCGACACCCATGCCCGGGTGCAGCCAGGAACCGCCTTCGCCCATCTGACATAGTCGTGCAATGCGCCGCCTTGAGGAGGCTGTCGGATGCGTTCCAATACGCGAATCCGAAGGTTGTCATCATCTTCCTCATCGACGCCGCCGGTGACATCGACAGAGACTACGCTGACAGACGCGATGCCCACGAGTGATAGTTCAGTGTTGGCCGGAAGATTGCCGGCGACGCCTGGGTCCAGCGCGCGGATCTCGCCGGGAACGGCCGTTCCGGCGAGCCCCGTGACGAGATCCTGCAATGTCTCATATTCGATATTTTGGCCGCTGATCTGGCTCGTCATCCGCGAGCCGATAGGAACAACAATCCCCGACGCCAAGCCGGTAAAGTTTGCGGTGCCTTGGGCGAGCGTCGCCATCTTGCGGCCTGTCGTCCCGTCGGCGTTGACCAGCCAGATATCGCCGTGCCGGTCGAGCCACTCGACTTCCGCGGTGTCGGGAAGTAGCTGCAGAGACAGCCAGTCAATGTATTGCAGCGTGAGATGACACAATGCGCCCTGGCAATCCGACATCACGCGCAGCACGCTGTTCGGAATCAGCGCATCGGCGCCCGGAAGCGCCCCGCGAATCTTGTCGCGGACGATCGAGCGCACGTCTTTTAAGGTCGGCGTGAACCAGGGCATAGCTGACTTTATGGATTAGAGCGGCGCCGACAGCGGGTTTGCTATTCGGCCGATGTTGTAGCTGTCGTTCTGTCGTTCGATGTCTTTCCAGAGAATCTGGAAGCGCAAGTCGACCTCGAGCTCCGGTCCGCGATACATGCGAATGAGCGCGCTGATCTGCTCGCGCCCTGTGCGCTCGACCTGCACTTCATAACTCGAGGCGATGCGTTGATCGACAAACGGTTGGATTGCGTCGCGGATTTGATACTCGATCTTGATCACGCTCGAGCCCACCAGCGCCGTCGAGTCGGTGATCTTGTCGCGCTTGTGCAGCCAGAGCAGACAGCCGATGTCCCAGGCATTCCAAATCTCGCCGGCATCGAGATTTCCCCACCAGCCCATGCGATCGGTGGAATCGGGGTCTGGCAAAATATCCGAAACATCGGCGAGTGCATCAGTGCCGAGCGCGACGATCACCGCGGTCGCGAGCGCTTCGGTGATGTCGAGCGTCCCGTCGCCGAGCAGATTCCAGTCGCACGTTACCGAGTACTTCGGAAAGAACGTGTTTTGAACAATGCGGATATCTGGCAAAGCTATCCCCTCTTTGCTTCAGCCGCGGCGGTTTCCAATTGCTGCACGCGCGCCGTTAATTGCTGCACAGCACCGACCAGAGCGGCGATCATGCTGCCCTGGTCAATCCCCCAAAACGTGAGCGCCGGCACATCATCTGGCGGCTTGATCGCCAGCGATGGTTCGATCTCGTAAAGCTCCTGCGCAATCAAGCCGATTGGATTTAGCGCGTCTGGCTTTTCCCGCCAGCGGAATTGATGCACCGGAATCCGCTCGATGAGCGCCAAGCAATCGGACTCGCTGGGCGCAATGTCTTGTTTTAGTCGCACGTCGCTGACCACGCTGCCGAAGGGCACGCCGTTGGCGAAATCGGCGTAGATGTACCATTGGTTTCCTACCAGGAGCCACGAAGTGTTGTTGCTGTACCCGGCCGCCCACAGACACCGCACGCCGCTGAGTTGCGCTTCCCCGTTCGCAGTGGGTGAAGTCGCTTGTGTTGCTCTGAACGCAGCGGCACCGCTTCCGCTAGACACAACGAAGCCGGCAGTGAGTGAGCCGGCGATGTTGGCGCCAGCGCTGATTGTGACCCCACCGCCCGCGCGGTTGATCGTCATCGGGCTATCGATAAAAGTGCCGGCATCGTTATAGCGATCGATGGCAAAATCGCTGCCGGCGTTGCTGCCACTTTCAGCGGTCACATTTCCTAGTTCAATCGCCCAGCGGGCGTTAGTTCCGTTGCTGCCCGTAATTGCCGCAGTCTGCCCGGAAGCCGTCTTGCGTAAGGCAATCCCCGGAGTCGCATAGCTGATGACCAGGGCGCCGGTCAGCGTGCCGCCGGTGAGCGGTAGGAACGGCATCGAGGCGGTGGCCACGCCCTGGATATGCGTGGCATCAGTCCATTGCGCCCATTGGCCATTAGCCGGCGTGCCGCTATTCGATACGTTGCCCCCGCTCCCCGGACTATTAACTTGAACGACGCTGCCGTTGGACCTGCCAATGTAGAGCCCGCCGTCGATCTCGTTGTAGGCGAGTTCGCCGATCGCCAGGCTCGCCGGCGCACCGGCTGCACCCGACGTGCGCCGCTTGATGCGAAGAACGTCGGTCATTAAAAAGTGCCCCCGTCCAGAGTCACGCCGTCGATCGTGCCGCCGGTGATTGCCACAGCACTAGCCGATTGGGTGGACATACTGCCCAAGCCTGAAATGTCTGTGTTGGGAATAGAAGAACTGGCCGTCATCGCCGACGTGCCGTTGCCCTTGACGTAGCCGGTGAGCGTGGCCGCGCCGGTGCCGCCGTAGGTGACCGCGATCGTTGCGCCGTTCCAGGTGCCAGTGGCGATCGTGCCGAGCGTGGTGATCGAGCTCTGGCCGACGTAGGTCGCCGCGATGTCGATTGAGTCGGCAAGGACAGTGATCCGGTTCGCCGTCCCGACCGCGTCGATCGTGTTGCCGGTCTTGGTGAGGCCTGCTCCCGCCGTGATCTGGCCTGCGCCCGAGAACTGGGTCCAGGTGACGTTAGTCGTCCCGAGCGTCCCGCCCTGATCGACGGTGCAGACGTAGCCGTTGTCGGCGTTCACCGTTCCCTGTTCAACGAAGACGTAAGCGGAGACTAGCTCGTTCCAGGTATCGGCATCGAGCGCGCGCGCCCAGGCGCCTGATGCAACGACATAGATGCCGTTTGCGGACTGGGTCGTCTGGTCCTTGACCAGGATGCGATCGCCCGCAATCAAAGCTATCCCGTCGACCGTCTGGGTGCCTGACAGGGTGAGATTCGCAGTCGATGCGGCCTTGACCGACTGCTTAGCGTCGAGCCCCTGCGTGGTGTTGTCGACGTAGGCCTTCGTCGCGGCGTCTTGCGCGTTGGTCGGGTCGAGCAGGCCGGTGATCTTGTGACTGTTCCAAGTGACATCGACGTTCGGTGGAACGAACTGGTCGAGCCGCGTCGACATCACATACTGCGTCGTCGCGATCTGCGTCGTATTCGTCCCGTTCGTCGGGGTCGGCGCAGCCGGCGTGCCGGTAAACGTCGGCGAGGCGAGCAGGGCGCCACCGACGCCGGTGATATCCGACGCCAGGAAGGTGACCGCGCCAGTGCGCGTGTTCCACGATGCGACCCCCGCCGTTCCCGCCGACACCGCGGCGGTCACGAAAGCAGTCGAAGCCAACTGCGTCGTATTTGTGCCGGGAGACGCAGTCGGCGCCGCCGGAACCCCCGTGAAGGTCGGGGAGGCCAGAGGCGCGCGCGAGGTATCGGTCGGATGGACGTGATCAGAGCGCGACATGAGCGCGCTCGTTCCCGGCGCTGCCACGCCATCCATCAGCGGATTAGAACCAGAGCCGAGACCGCTGCCGCCTACCGGAACGACCGTCGTCGCAGTGCCGCCCGCGCCGCCCGTACCTTCGCCGTAATAGAGCGTGTGATCGACTTCGTTATAGGCGAGCTCCGCGTTGGCAAGGCTGGGTGGCGCGCCCGGGGCCCCGCTCGTTCTTCGCTTGATGCGAATTGTGTCAGTCATCAGAAGTTTCCGCCGTCCAAGACGTCATTCGTGTACGCGAGCGCGCGGTGCCATTGCGCGCTCTGTCGGCCGTACATCAGCCCATCGAT